AAGCAGGCGATTAGGGAAAAAGAAAAAGAGTTATCTGCTTAGGCACCAAAACCGACAGATAACTCATGAGGTAAATGGCTCAAAAATAAAGCCATTTCCATTATAGCACATAGAAAACAAAAGGGGGAAATGATGATGACATTACAACAACTTAGGGATATCGAAGATAACAAACACATTGATTCATTTATCGAATCAGACGATTCATTCAACGATTGGGAAAAGAGAAGTAATCCTGAATACATCTCAACCTATTACGAGATGTTAAGCATTCTTTATCAAATCATGGATGAGAACGATGACATTAAAGCCATCAAATGCGCAGAAGATGAAATGGAAGATTGGATGAACTCAATCAAAGATAGCATGAATTACAACTATTCTTTAGCCAAGATTCATGCGTGCAAGGACTTCCTGAATGGGGAAGATGCGTTTGGTGATAACTATGACTAGGACTACTGCTACTAAGAGTTCCACAAGGACTTCAACAAGAAAATCAACTGCTACTAAAAAATATGAAGCTCTTATGGAACAACAATTTGAAATTCCTGAATTTGGAAATGTCAATTGGGGCAAGTTCGATTATTACAATCATCAACAACGCATCAAGAAAACCAATGAACGTATTCATCAATTCAAGGTGTTTGCTTCCATCTCAATTTCAGTCATTATCGCACTCTTAGTGTTTTCGATATTTGTATTTCTGAGATTTGGATTGGGGGTTGAAATATGAAAGGTAAACCATCTCAGTGTGATTTGCTTCTGCAATATAT